TCTGTCGATGATGTGTCTAAATATCTAGAGAATACAGATGTCTTACTTGCAGAACGTACAGATAAAGGAGGAACAGTAACTACACTCCCTATGATTATGACATCAATCAAGACAGTACCAGTTATTATGAAGGATCTAAAAGCAGCTTATAAAGAAGTATTAGCCGAACAGAAAGAATTAGAAGGAAGAACTAAAGGAAGTAAAACCATGGGGCTGTTTGAGGACGGTTTAAACTTTGATTAATATGGAAGAAATATATTTTAAAGATGAAGCCAGAGAAAGATTATTTAACGGCATTACGAAGTTACACAAGGCTGTTGCGGACACTATGGGGCCCAAAGGGCGAACGGTCATTATATCTGATGAATATGGAAAACCGTATGTTACAAAAGATGGGGTTTCTGTCGCTCGCGCTATTAATTTTAAAGATCCAGTTGAAAATATGGGGGCTACTCTTATTAAGGAAGTGGCGGAACGTACTGTTGATCAAGCTGGAGATGGAACTACGACTGCTACGGTTCTTGCACAAGCTTTCATCCAAAACTTAAAAGAGTTCGACACTAATGATATAAATAAAGCATTTGACGAAATTATACCTAAAGTACTACAACATCTAAAAGATAATTCAAGGGAATTACATCGTGAAGATATTAAATATGTTGCTGCTATATCTGCTAATAATAACCTACAGATTGGTAATATTATTCAACAGGCTTATAACTTTTCTAATATAGTTAAGGTAGAAGAATCTAATTCTTTAGAAGATACTCTTAAGCATGTTAACGGTATGAAGTTAGATGTAGCATACATGTCTAAGAGATTTGTTAATACACCTAAAGAGACATGTGAATATGAGAATCCATATGTATTATTACTAGATGGTAAACTGGAAGATCTAATGCCTCTTAAATATATTCTAACAAAGATATCTGATGCAGACGAATCGTTACTTATTATATGTGAACACGTGTCTGAGAAAGAAATACGTAAGTTAGAGTCTAATGTTATGTCTAAGAATATAAACTTATGCGTAATTAAGAGTCCAGGATTTGGTCCTATAAGAAAAGATTATTTACGAGACTTATCAGACTTCACAGGATCAGAGATCGTTAATATAATGCCAAATAAACCAGTAAATTTAACATCATTAGGCAAGCTTAAGTCTTGTTCTATTACAAAGAATCATTCAATATTAATAAAACATGATGATATTAATGTGGATGAGATAGTAGAAAGTCTTATGTATCTAAAGAATGAGCCTAATATGCAGCCATATGATATACAGATATTAGATAAACGTATAGAACAACTTACAGGCAAAGCATCCGTTATATATGTAGGAGGTGGTTCAGAGATAGAAATGAAGGAGCGTAAAGATAGATATGATGATGCTGTATTAGCAGTAGCATGTGCATTAGAAGAAGGCATAGTGGAAGGAGCAGGAGTAGCATTATTTCATGCTGTTACAGATATAGAGAAAAATACATCAGGTATAGAAAGAAACATATTGTATTCTTTAAAAATGCCAATGGCTGTTATAGGAAACAATGGAGCTATAGTTGATTATAGCACATCTATGTTTGATCAAAATATTATAGATCCGCTTAAGGTTACTAGATGCGCATTAGAGAATGCCGTATCTGTAGCAAAAACAATATTATCAACAGCCTGTGTGGTACTCAATCCTAGTCAATGGAGTTAAATCGATATCAGTCTAAGTTAGACGAAAAATTAAGAGAATCAGTTCCTAAAGAGGTATGGGATAACCTACTAGAATATATATCTACTGTAAAGTTTATTAAGAATTTAATTGCACCTGAAAGAGTGAGGGGGTTTATACAGGATCGTCCTGTAGACCCTCTTTACGAAGACGGACGTAAACAAGTAGATATAACAAATCCTCATATACTTGAGAATATGGATTATTTTAGAGAACGATCTATATTCTTTAAGAAGAATGGTAAATATACTAATATACCACCAAACTCTAATCCTAAGTCAGAATATGCAGAGTTCTGGAAAGAGGAACTACGTAGATGGAAGTTTGGCATGGTACGAGAAGATGGTGAATGGATTCCTGGGGAGTTATACTTCTATTGGAACTATAGCCCCATATGGTTAGCTAAAACAATTGCACAAGGAGCAAAGGAAGATCGTTCACAAGGTGAGCGTGTTAAGGAATTTGCGAAGACATGGTTAGGAGACTACTTATATTATCATTATACAGCGAGAGCTAAACGTTTAGGTAAACATGGAAAAATACTCAAGACACGTGGAATCGGATTTTCTTTCAAGAACGCTTCTGAATCTCCTCGTAATATGTATGTGCATCCCGGTTCTGGTAACCCTAATTTTCATCTTGCATCTGATAAGGGTTTCTCATCTGGAGATAAGGGAATTTGGGGTAAGGTGTTGGATTGCTTGGACTGGGTGGCTGAACACACTCCTCTCCCAAGAATGAGGACAGTCGATGCGACTAAAGAGATGAATGTGCAATTAGGATACAAAGACGAATATGGGTCTCGTAAAGGATTACTATCATCTGTATTCTGTATATCAATGAAAGACAATCCGGATAAGGCAAGGGGTATTAGGGGGCCTCTTATCCATTATGAAGAAGATGGTTTGTTTCCTAATCTTGAAAAAGCATGGAACGTAAATTTAAAAGCAGTACAAGATGGTAATGTATCTACTGGATTTATGTTAGCTGGTGGTACAGGTGGTGTTGAGGGAGCATCGTTCTCAGGATCTGAGAAGTTGTTTTATAAACCAGCAGCATTTAATATATATGGGGTTCCTAATGTATATGATAAAGGATCTAATGGAGAAACTGAATGTGGATTCTTTTGGGGGGCATATCTTAATCGTAATGGATGTTATGATGTTGAGACTGGAGAACCTGATGTTGTTAAAGCTATCTTGGAATTACTTGTAGAACGTCATACGATTAAATATAATTCATCTGACGCATCTGCTATTACTCAACGTAAAGCAGAGGAACCTATTACTCCTCAGGAGGCTATTATGAGAACTGAGGGAACTGTATTTCCTGTAGCAGATATTAAGGATTACTTAGAATCAATAGCTCCTAAAAAGGAAAGTTTCTTAGCAGAGCATTATATTGGCGAACTTGTATATGGCCCTAAAGGAGAAGTTGAATGGAGACCTACAGACAAGTATCCGTTACGTGCGTATGATACGTCTGATACAGATAGGTCAGGATGCTTAGAGGTATTTGAAATGCCTAAAAAGAATAATGATGGAGACATTGCCCGTGGAAGATATATATTTGGGATTGACCCTATTGACGCAGACGCTGGAACTTCTTTATTCAGCATTATTGGTATGGATACTTTTACTGACAGGATTGTTTGTGAGTATACTGGTCGTCCTCGTCTTGCTAATGAAGCATACGAAATTGCGCTAAGAACCTTAAAATTTTATAATGGTGAAGCTAATTATGAATCTAACTTAAAAGGATTATTTAGTTACTTTGATGGAAAAAACTGTTTACATTATTTAGCTGATGTTCCTCAAATTCTAAAGGATATGGATATGGTTAAAGCAACTAATCTATATGGCAACAAAGCAAAGGGTACTCATGCGAATAAAGAGGTTAATAAATGGGGTAGACTACTTCAGGCTCAATACATGTTAACAATAGCTAATGAAGGAGATGAAGAAGATCAAAGATTAAACCTTCATCATATCAGAACTATCCCTTATCTAGAAGAATGTATAGCTTGGAACTCAGATGGTAACTTTGACAGGGTATCTGCAGCAGGTATGTTATTCATATTGCGTGAAGATAGAGTCAAAAGAACTAACTACGCTAGAGATAACCAGTATAAACAAATCAAGAGAGTTAGCCAGGATTCATTCTTTACTCGTAACTACAAACAATAGCTATTGCTTAATATGAACAATTTAATAATTCCCGTAAATGTATTGCAATTTAATATTAATTTGTATTATATTTGCGGGTTAAACAAATAATATACATAATAATATGCCGGCACCAAGGATAAATAGTTTAATACTGCCTAGACAAAGACTCCCTTATAACGAGAAAAATAAGGAATGGCGTATCTCCTGTGTGGATTATTCCGACAGACATTCGTTTTATAATAATGAAAGAGTTAGAAAAAGTTTACAAAATAAGATTATCAATCTTAACATGTACAATGGTATTATCGATATCAGAGATCTCACTAATGTGGTTAACCCTCATCATATCGATGCTAGTTTCGTGCCTGATAACATTCCTCATCATCCTATACTTGTTCCCAAGATAGATCTTTTAGTTGGTGAAGAGATAAAAAGAAGATTTGATTGGTCAGTTATTGTAACTAATCCTGATGCTATATCCAAGAAAGAGGAAGATAAAAAGACTTTCTTGACACAAAAAGTTACAGAGTTTCTTCAAGCTAATTATTCTGATGAAGAATTAAAAGCTAAGATGGAGGAGCTTGGTAAACACATGAAGTACACATGGCAGGATATTCGTGAGAAAACAGCTAATCAAATACTAAAACATTATTTTCAAGAACAGAAATTTGCAAGAATATTTAATGATGGATTCAAAGACGCTCTTATATTTGCAGAAGAGATATATCAATGTGATATAATTCAAGATGAACCAGTAATGATTAAACTGAATCCGCTTAAAGTGCATTCGGTAAGATCATCTAAT